TTTAATTTCTTTTTATATATACGTCTTTCCCATCTGTGATAACAATTTACACCACCTTTAAATTTAAAAATAGAATACGGTTGACCTTTATGTAAAGGAAGCCCAAACTCTTCTTGGTTGCTTTTAAAACTCATTATATCAATATCTTCTTTTCTATAAAGTTTATTTTTTTTAATTAAATTATCACAAAATTTTCTTGACTTTTTAGTATTAGGAGTTTTTTTAGTTCCTTTTACATATTTATAACGCACTTTCCATCTTTCTGTGTCTAGTTTACTGTCTTGATTTGCTGATAATGTTAGTTTATTTAGATATTCTTCTGCATTAAATTGTTCAGGTTCATCTTCGGTATCTTCAACATCCATTAATTCCCACGCTTCTAAATCTTCTTCTTCTCCTAAACCTCCTAAATGATTTAACCAAATATCTTTAGTTTTGTCATCAAAAGTAGGGATAGCAGACATTTTAACCCCCGTTTCTTCTTCTACAACTTCTTTATCATCTATTTCCTCTATAAGGTCGTCTTTAAATTCTAATGGTTGTAAAGTTTCAAAATACAGATTTAAACTAATATCATTAACTGCAAGTATTTGATCAAAAGCATCTATTAATAATTCTTGAAATGGTTTAACCACTACATTATCATTTAGTATTGATGCTGTTTTTAATTCTTCTGCGTTGTTTCCTAATCCTGTATTATCTTTTATACCGAATAACATAGGACTAACAATCCTGTGAGATACTAATATTTTTTTACTAGATTCATCACTTAAAAATTGGTATTGGTTATGAGCATCAGATAATTGTACTGGTTCTAATGTTGCTCCACTTTCTTGGTTATCATTAAAAGCTAAAATAAATTTTCCTGCACTACTTGATCCGCTAAATTTATCGTAAATTCTTCTTTCAATTAATTCTCTTTCTTCTTCATTTGGAATTCCATTATTGAAGTTTATAAGCATACTAGGAGCAAGTCCGTTTTTTATGTTATTGATATGGTAATTCGCAATCTCCTCCTCTAGTTCAGAGTACTGCAATCCACCTTGATAATCCACAGGCGAGTAATAATAAAAACCTGCTCTATATGGTTTCACTACTAAAATTTCTATCGGTTGGTTAGATGTACCAAAGGCAGGTATTCTTTTCGGTTTGTCGTTAGGTTTGATGTTTAGCCAATCAGGACTATAATAATATGCTTCTACTTCTTCTGTTGTTTCGCTTACTTTTTCTGCTCTTATAGTTTCAATAGGTAAGTGTTCTATTTGCGCTATTCTTTTTCTGTCTTTTGAATAAATAATTTGTATAGCACATTGACCCATTAATTTAAGATCATAACAAAACTTTCTTACTGTGTTTTTTTTAAACAAAGAAACCATTTGAGCATATTCGTCAGGTTTTCTGTTAGCATCAGTAGCGTTTAATCCTTTTCCAAATATCATTTCAGATAGTCCATTAATTATTGCATTGTTAGTTGGACTTCCGTTATATCGGTCTATTAAATACTGATAATAAGCATTATCCTCTCCATACATTACCCAATCTTTGTTTCTTACTTCTACAATTTCAGGCGAAGTGTAACTGCTTAAATTTACTATTCCTAATTTTTTCATAATATTATAAAGTCATTATCGTAACTAGTGTCAGAAGTATAAACATCTTTATTAACTGTATATTCTTCATTTTGTGTTTGATCCACGCCCTGTACAGTGCAAAATATTTTATCTTTATAAATAATTTTATTGCTTGTGTTTTTTAAAACTAAATCATAAAACCTGCCCTCTTTTAAAACTGGACTAAACGCTTGATTGATTTGTAAATGATTTGTGCTTACTGTTGGCGTAATACTTGCGTAAGTTGTTGTTGTATTAGTAGAATCATCTGTTATCAACATTGTAGCTGTCGTTACATATTCTCTAGGTATTATTTTAAAAGTTTGTGCTGATGCGGTTGTAGTTAATACTTTCATATCTATATAACGAAGATAATAATTAATATTGCAAAAAAAAACCCCTACATTTCTGTAAGGGTTAATTTAACAAACAAATGAAAAAATATTAACTATTAGTTCCTTGTGTAATCGTAGGTGATGCACTACTTAATCCCGCATAAGGATTTCCGCTAGTTGCATTGTTCATAAAATTAGCAGGTAAGGTTTCCTGTCCTGTTAAAGTAAGGGTATACCCTACTAAATCACCCATTGCTGCTCCTGTTACTATTGTTCCACCTGAAACATCTGCTCCATTTTCTCTCCCCATAAACCAACAATTACCATTATAATCTTCTATCGCCACCTGTGGTCTGCCGTAAGCTAATAATTTTAACTCCTGATTGTCTTCTTTTGTTAGTTTCTTTAAAGTTAAATTTAAAGTTTGTTCGTAAAAAACTGTTCCATTTTCACGAGATGCATTAACAGTTTGTTCAAAACTGCTATTTCCTTTTAGTTCATATTTAAAGGCAGTAAAAGTACCCGTCGCATCTACAAGGTTATCGTTTGAAAGAGTTAAAGTTCCCATATCTCCGAAATCTACGAAATATACTGCTTTAATTCCTCCAACTACATCCTTACACGGTTCTTTTCTACCCAACGTTAAATCGCAAGCCATATCTATTTTATTTTAATTAAAAAAGGGTAAGCAGATATAATCTTACCTACCCTATTTTTATTGGTTAATTTATTTATTAAGAGTATAAAACAATATCTCCTCCGATACCATATTGAACTCCTGCTGTATATCTCATAACGATTCTTACATTTTGAGAACCATCGATATCAGCCATATCTATCACTTTTACTTCGTTTTGATCTGAAAGTAAACCAGTACCGAAAAATAGATTTGTTTTTTCTGCTGCTACTGCTGTGTTATCAGCCAAACCATTAGCGACAAAAATCTTTACTCCATCAAAAGATAAAAGGTTATTTTCAAACCATTGTGTACCTTTATTATCTGTACCTGATGCGCCTACATTAGTTGCAAATCCTCCTAATGCTCTCACATATGCTCTAGCAATATTTTGAGAAACATATAAATTTAAATCTTCACTAGTATATAGTGTTGATGGAATTGCATCTACTATCGCACCAAGCTGTGCTATAACATTACTAGATGTTACTGTAGTCGCTGTAACGTCGTTTACATCACCGTCAGCTAATAATAGTTCTTTAAATCCTCCAAACTCACCTGCAGTTGCTGCAGCACCATTCCAAATAGTTTGTTCTGTTTTTTGTGCTACTTTCGCTGCAACGTGTCCAATTAGAAAATCACTAAATTTAGGAGGTAAACTATCAAATGCTGAATATCCCATTTGAGCAGCTTCCCAATCTGAATGAAAATCTTTTTTACATAATTGTAAATTGACTTGTAATTCAGTAGGTGTTATAATTCTTTCTGTCAACGTAACAGTTGATGTCGGATCAAAATCACACGTTGCGTCTTTAACGATACCATCTGTTGCAATTTTCTTAATTACCTCTTTATGTTTGATATTTGGTTTAATTGTAAGTCCACCATTATCTAACGTATCTCCTGAAAGTAAAGCTGCCGAAATGTACTCACCTGCAAACTCTCCTGCATACGTTGTAGTTATTGTATTAGTTGTTGCCATTTTTTTTTATTTATTATTAATTAATTATCCTGTAGCTGTAATTCCACCACTTTCTAGTGCATTTCCGAAAACATAGTAATTTGATCCATCTGACCAAATATCTACAAAATCACCTAAATTATCTGCTGTGTGTACAAAATTTAATTGATCTGCTGCATCTACATCTACTACTGCACCTGCAACTATAATACTACCCTCCATTACATCGGCAGTTCCACCTGCTATTACTGTATTTGCAGAAGTTAATCCACCTGTTGTGATAAATTTTACATTAAAACCCTCTTTTGGTGCAGGTAGTGTAACTGTTCCACCTGTACCACTTACTTTAAACACTTTGCCACTATCAGCATCTGTCAAAGAAGCACCTACTGTTATTGCTTCGTATTTATGAAAAATACGAGTTACATCATTACTTATTGTTGTTGTTGTTGCCATTTTTTATAATTATTTATTTAATATTTTACTCATAACTCTATCTAAAGTATTGTTCCCTCTTTTTTGAGCGTGTAATACTTTTTTTACCTCTTTTTGTTCAGGAGTATGTTTAATAGGTTGAGTTGCAGGTTTAGAAAGTTCAGCCTTTAATTCTTCTTCTTCTTCTTCCTTTTTTTTGCCCATCATACCCTCTACCATTTCTTTAAGAGCATCAAATTCTTCACGAGTTGGATATTTATCTTCTTCCATTTCTTCCTCCTCTTTTTCTTCTTCTTCTTCAGAAGATTCTTCTGCTTTAACTTCGATAGAATTAATAACTCCCTCTTCCGTTACTTCTAAAGTTCTTCCGTCTTCAAGTTTATATTCCCCAACAGGCAGAGCCACTTTCTCATCCTCTGTTAGAATAAAAACTTCGTTGCCTTTCTCAAATACCTCTGATTCAAGAATAGTACCGTTTTCTAAATTTAATTGAGCCAAAACTATTTCTTTCGTTTCTTTAGGTTCTTCTTTAACCTCTTTTGTTTCAGAAAGTTCTACACCCAATAATTTTTTTATATCTTTAAGCATTTCTACTGGATTTTTCATATTTATATTACGTTAATTATTATTTATTTTGTATTTAAGATTGTAACCATCTATCTTTTAATACTTTAAACTTTTCCTATTCCTTGTGAAAAATAATTTCCATCACAGCATTTTCTTGAATAAGAACCGTCTCTACATAAGCATCCTCTTTTTGAACTTCTTGGAGAACTACTTCTGTGCCTTTGTGGTTTAATTGAATATTTACTCACTTATTATTTTTTTAACTTTTTCTATTAATTCTTCTGCTTCCTCTTTAATACCTTTATCTTTTGGAGATTCTGCTTTATCAGCAAAGTATCCCTCAATACTAAATCCTTTTACTAGACCAGTCTTTACATAGTTTTCCCAAACTTCATCATTATCAACTTTAACGCTTCCCATCCAAGTTCCAACAGGAACATCCATACCATATTTAACAGATTTATCGTGTACCTTATCTTCTTTTATCCAACTTTCAACAAGCGTTAATCCTTGTATATTCATCTGATGTTCTAAAGTGCTATTTTTTTGATTACCTGATTTAAGATATTTTTGAGATGCTTTTAAAACAGTATCTCTACTAAAATAAATATAATATTCTTCTTCACCACTTTGTCTATAAATAGGTTTATTAGGAATCAATAATGCTCCCATTAATATCTTTTTTTCCTTATCTACTTCTGCTAGTTTTACTTGTTGATCTTTTAATGCAATAAAATCTTCTTCTATTGCAGGATTTTCTACGATGCTAATAGCTTCAATTCCGTTTAACTCATCTTCTTCATCTAAAACTAATTCTACTATTTTCATAATTTTTATTTTATTAATTACTTGTTCTACGCCTTACAGGTGTGTTTCCTTTTAAAGTTTTATCAAGAACCTCTATAACTTCTTCTTTGTCTAGTTTTAATTCAAATGATAAATCCGCTGTCCATTGAAATTTTAATTTACCATCTATAATTAGAATGATAACTGGAACAGCATTAATAGTCGATTTTAACTTTGGTGCTTGATTTTCTAATAATGCATAATCTTTTTTTATAGGAATGCCATTATACTCTTTTGGCAATGTGCTTAATTTTACATCATTCCTTTTATTCCATTCAGCGTTTATTTCTAAAAGTTTTATTTCAGGTTGCTGAACACTAAATAATAACACCATTAAAATTGCTAAATAATTCACCTTTTCTTTTTTATAGTGTTAATCTCATATAATCTATTTTCTATTTTATCTAAAGTTTTACCATTTTCGTCAACTTTTTTTTCTGTATTTAAAATAGTTTCTCTTATTAATTGATCTTTTAAATCATATTCAGTTCTACTTACTTCAGGTTTTGGCAATTCCTTTGCTTCTTCTATATCTGCCTGTAGAGCAAACCACATCCCTACCAAAGTAAATATCCCAACAGCTATTGCTATTAAGGATTTAATACTTACTTGAAACTTTGTTTCTTCATTTATCTCTTTCATTTTTTTATATAACGTATTTAATTCTTATAATTGATTTTAACCAATAGACGCATTGTCTATTATATTTCTATCTAGTGATTGTGCAGTAGAAACATCGCTACTTACTACAAACGCTTTTACTGGTTTTTGTTCTTGTTCTCCTAACGCTTGCGCTAATTGATTTTCAGGTGCTGCGCCAACTACATTTATACTAGGTGCTTGACCTGCTTGTCCACTTACAGACGTTGATCCTCTTGAACCAAACGCTCCACCTTTATTTCCTGGTGTTTTTGTTTTTAATATTTGAGCAATTTGAACTGCTGAAAATGCACCTGCTAAACCTGCTTGAACTAAAGGGTAAGCAGGAAACCCAACTGTAATTGGTGATGCTTGTGCTGTTGTATATGCATTTTGCACACCCTCTATACCGCTTATTGTTGCACTTGCTACTGCTGCTGCTTTACCTATTGCGCTTCCTTCTCCTGCAACTTGTGAAACTAAATCTAAAGCCATTTTTGCAGAACCCATTTTAGCACTCAATACATCTCTGTCTAATTGTTTTTCAATTTCTTTGTTTTCTTTTTCAATTTGTAATCTTTTATTAGCATAAAATTTTACAATAGACGTTTTTTGTTCCTCTGTTGCGTTTAAAGCATTTAACTCTGCTAATTTTCTTTCTTCTTCTAAATTTAATTGTTTTAATTCTGTATCTGCTTCTTCATCTTTTCTTTGATCATTTATTTCTTTTTGTATATCTGCAATAGATTTAAGTCTATCTTCTTCATCTTTTGCAGCTTGATCTTCAATTCTTTTTTGGTCAGCTTTATCTTTACGAAGTATCATTTGCCTTTGATTAGCAACTTCTCTTTGTCTGTTTAATTTTTTTGCTTCTAAATTTGCTAATTTTGCTTCTAAATCTGCTTGTTCGTCTAAATCCTCTTTACGAACTTCAGCAGTCATATCATTTTCTGCTTTTTTAGCTTCAAATCTTAATCTAGCAGCTTCTATTTCTTTATTTGTAATTCCATCTTCTATTCTAATAGCTTCTTCTAAAAACTTAATTCTTTCCTCGTTATTAAATTTTTCTGTATTATATGCTTTTGTTCTTAAATCATTAATTCTAACATTAGCTTTTTGTCTTTCAACTTTTAATTTTCTATCTATTTTATCAGCTTTAGCTATATCGTCAGATAATTTATCTGCTGCCTTAATATCTTCTTTTATATCATCTCCTAAAGTTTTAACTCTATCTGATACATTTTCATAAGTATTTGTAATAGCATTTCCAATATCTTCTAATCCTCCATCTCCTGTAAAAAAGTTTTTTATACTACTCCCTATATTTAAAAGATTATTTCCAAGTTCTGTTGCAACTGAAATAACATTACTCATTACAGCTTTTGCTCTATTTAATGCTTTAGTAAGTCTGTTTTGTCCCTCCTCACTACTAGTAAAAGCAGCAGTAAGCGATCCAATAGCAACAATTAAAGCACCTACCCCTGTAGATATTAATGCAACTTTAAAAAACCCTAATGATCTTATTGCTGCTGTTAAACCACTAGTCAATCCTTGAAACGAACTAAATAAACCACCAGTTGCTCTATCTAATGCGCTAGTTCCTCCAATAGATTTTGTTAAACCTTTTGCAACTTCATTATGTTGTTTGGCTTGTTCTTTTAATTTTTTATTAAGTTGTTGAGTACCTTTGTTTAATCTTGTTTTTTGTTTGTTATTGTTTTTTAATGCGAGCGTTTCTTTTTTAATTAAGTTTCTTGTTTTAGCAATTTTTTTATTTAAATCTTCTCTTTGTTTAGAACCTTTGCTTGTTGCTAATAATTGTTTTTCTAATTTTATTAATTCCCTATTAAAATCACTAACATTATCTTCTAATTGTTGAATTTCTTTATCTAAAGAGTCTAATTCCTTTTGTGCTTCTTTAGCGTTTATTTTAATATCTATTATTTTTTCTGCCATAATTCTTTTTTAAGAAGTTCAAAACCCTCTTTAATTGTTTCAGGTAATTTATTTTTTCCTAATGCTATATCTATATAACGACCACTTACTTTATGTTTTTTTATTATAGATAAAAGATTTGTTATTGTCTGTATCATAATGTTGTTATTTCTCCTATTCCTGATTGTGTGTCTGCAATATTATATTGTGACGCAATCGTTGGACTAACTGTTCTTATATAAAATTTATAATAATATTTTGTTGTTGAACTTAAATTGCCAACATATAATGCTTTATTATTATCGCTAGTTGTTGTCCCTCCTGTATATGGTTGGGTTATATTTGTGCTAAAATAATTACTTATACCTGCTTTACTTTTTAAAGTATCTATATCAAAAATTTCTAATCCTGTTGTGTCATTAAAATTACTTTGTGTTGTAGTTATAAATACGCCGTGTTCCATTATTTTATCTACTGTTCCTATTTTACCTGCTGTTTCAACATTCCAAGTTAATATAATTGCACTTGATGCTGCTGTTACATTTAAAACATTATATTCTGGTGCTGATACTGTTAAAGGTAAATTTGTTGTTTGTTTCGGCAAGTTTGCAGGTTGCGGGCTAACCATTCCAGTATTTAAAGCCAATATATCAAACCCTCCTGCTTTACATATTTGATCTATTGTTACGTTTTTAAAGTCTTGATGATTTAAAGACATATCAATATCTGCAGTAAAATCACAAGCTAAAGCAAACATTGTTGTTTGATATGTTCTTTCATCTAGCGTATTAGTTAATTCTAAAGTGCTTAAATTATTTTCAAAGTTTGTAGTAAGTTTATTTATTTTATACGCATTATCTGCTAAAATTATTTTGTCTGCTAATGTTATTTTTTCAGTAACTTTTATAGGTAAATACGCTTTTATAGTTGTAAGTCTTTTTCTATCGTCAAATAAATCTTTTACATAAGTTTCGTAATAAGTTTTAAATAATGTTTTTTCGTTTGGATAAAAACAGCTTTCACTCATCTCTGCGTTAAAATGTATATTTTGTGCATCAAAAGTAAAGTTGCTAAAAGGATTTGTTGCTGTGGTTTTTGATCCTCTACTACATATAGAATTTAAATGATTGGACGGTAAATATGGTTGATTAACAGTTTCTTTTGCTCCTGCTTGGGTATAAACAGCAATAGAAGATAATGATCCTAAACTCAATATACTAGTATTAACAAAAAACAAAATTGGTTTTCCTAAATAAGAATTCCCGCTTTCATTTACACATCTACCAAAAACAATTTCCTTAAAATCACCTGTTGTTTCATTTCTTATTTTTTGAAACTTCATATGCTCAAAAGGAAGTTTAACTTCATAAGTTTGCCCCTCCGTTCTTTTATCTACGCTTGCAACGTAGTCTAATTCTCCCCAACTTTGTTTTGCTAGTTCTTTGTGTTGATTAGCTAAAAACGTTCCTGTTCCCTCGTAAGAAAAATTTACTCTTTTATAAGGAATAATAGTATCAACTTTATTTGATTTTTTATCTACGTTTTCTGTAATATCCCAATAGGTTGTTGAATCACTATAATAACTATCTAATGTTTTTACATTAATTACTCCGTTAGTATCTTGATATGCAGTTAAATTAAACATCTTAAACAGTCCAGTAAGAAAATCTATTATTTTTATTTTAGGTAAATGAGATGCTAAATCTACTTTCTTAACAGCACCTACGGTTGTTTGCCCAGTAAACATTATTTTTGGTGGTGTTGAAAACACTATTAAACCTCCTTGAGAAACTGTAATTGTTAATGTAAAAGTATTAGCAGTTTTACTTTCTATAAAAAAAGTATAATCCCCAGTTTCAAGCCCAAACATTGGAGAATTTACATTTGTTGCAGCACCGTTTCTTGTTACGTTAGTTAAACCATCATATCTTTTAAATTCTATTCCATCTTTTTTAACTACTAAATTATATTCATCGTCTGTGTCAGATGGAGATACTGTTACATTCATTTGTCTTGGTTGAGATGTGCTGGCTGTATTAGGATATAAATTTGTTCTTGGTGCTCCTATTGTGGCTATATCTCCACTTACTGTTCCTGTGTCAAATAAAACTGGATAACTAGTAAACTCACCAAACATTGTTCCCTCTCTAGAATGCAACCACATATAAAGACTTCCATAAGGAGAATCATATATTGAAGTGGTTGAGGGAATAGTAAAAAAATCTGTACTAAATGTTAATGATGGATAATGTATTTCAATCGCTTTTATTAAAGCGTGTATTTTAATAGCAGGTTTTAATTCTGTTAATGGCACTCCGTTTGATCCTCCTACGCTAGAACTTAAATTATAACTACCATCAGCAAAATTTGAAGTATCATCTTTCCATCCTAAATTACCAGTATGAGTTATTAAAGGAAAAACAATAGCATCAGTAATTACTTCTGCTCCTAATGTAACATCTAATCCATCAGCCATATATGTTTTAATATTAGCGTCTGAATAATCAAAATTACCTACATTTAATTCTGTTAATACACTTAATTGATCTTCGTCTAAACTATCTTTTAAATTAATTGTATCTCCATAAAAAGTAACTTTATATGTATGCGGTTTATTATTTCTTAATTCTGCTGTTTCTAATTTTATTTTTCCTTTTTTAAATAGCTTATAATTTAAATGTAATTGTGCAGGCTTTTTATATCTAGGATCGTAACCATCAATATTAAAATTATAAAAATGCTTAAATACTTTATTATTAATCCGTGATGCAGGTACGCTAAATGTTTTTGTGTAATCAGTAAATACTTTTGATATGTCTCTTACGTCTTGAATAGATTGTGTTAAAGTAATACTTTCATCTTTAAACAATTCTATTTCTTGTTCTTCTATATAAAGTTGTAATCTTAACATTATCTAACATTGTTAATCTTATCGAAAGCAAATTCAAAATCTACTGTATAATTAATTAGCTTATCATTTAATGATGTTTTATATTCAAAGTTTTTACTTTTTGGTATTATTGGTAATGTTTTACTATTGTATCTAATCCATACGTTTTCACTTAAAAATAATTCTTCAATCGTTACTGTTGCGTCTTCTAAAATAAATCCTGTATTTAATGTTAATGAAGTTTTACTTTTTAAATTATATCTCTGTCTTTCGTTATCATAGGTATTATAACTTGCGCTTGTTGATATTATGTTTCTATTATAGTTTTCATCTGTTACATTAAAACTTTCTACTGTTTTTTTAAAGAAGTAAACATCTTGAAACGCACCGAATTTATTTACAAAAGTAACTTTATAAGGTGTATATTTTGGTTCACAGATATTATGAATAGTAACTGTTTTTAATAAAGTATGATCATCTGTGTCATAAATTTTAAAGGTGCTACTATTAACGGGTATGGTTATATATTGTATTTTTTGATTTGAATTACCGCTATCTGTTATTTCTGTCGTTGTTGAATCTATTATAACTTTACCAACGCCCTCTGCAAAAATAGGAAACTTACCTGTTGTGTTTTCAGGTAAATAAATATTATTCGTAGATATTAAAGCATTATCAGATAATTGTGGATTCACTCCGTCTTCAAAAATACCATAACCATCTAATGCTATATAGTTAAAAGTTTGTGGATTATTATAAGCAAATAAACTTCCTCCTGCATCATAATAATTTACAACTACACTTGCCCATCTTGTGTTGCAAGTATAATCATTATTAAAACTTACTGTTAAATAATCTCTTACCAGTTCTGCTATTTCTAAAGTAATACCTGTATGAGATGTAATTCTGTCTTTTGATATTGAATATTTTAAATCTGACGAACTGAAACTACCACTTGTTCCATCGTACACATATAAACTAACTTCTACTTTTCCTAATGCCATAATATAATTTTAAACTGCTCCTCCTGCTCCCCCTCCACTACAAGTTCTTATTTGTGTTTCTATTACTGTTCCCTCTGTGTTTATTTTAATAACATAAAAAGCACCTCCATTTGTTCCTACATCTGTGCTGTTTGTAGTTTGTACAGCATAAAATAAATTTCCGCCATTAAAAGGCGCTCCATTTCTACATACTGTTCCTGTTGGTTCTAATTGAGCAATAGTTGTTGCTTCTGATTTAATTTCAGTTGTTGTTGCATACGAACCATTACAATAAAAACTTGATGCCGATTTTCCGCTTGATATATAAAAAATATTTGTTGCTGCAGCAGGACAAGTTGGCAAATTAGCAGGTTGGTAAAATGTAAGTGGACAAGGTATTGTTTGACTTCCATCTCCTGTATTAGAATAATTAGCAGGAATAAGAATATTAAAAGTAACTATTCTTGATGTTATTGTTCCTACTTCTGCAAAACTTGTAGGAGACCAAGTTGTAATTGTTCCTAATTGTGCTGATGGTTTTAAAATAGAACCTAAAGCTGAAACTGCTCCTCCTGTTAAATTAGCTATTGCACAAGTAAATTCAGGTAAAGCTGCAGGTTGAGTAAAAGCTACACCGCACCATAAATGACCTGATGAATAATTTGTATAATTAGCAGGTATTAAAGTTTTAAAATATAAAGTAACTGCCCTATCACTTCCTGTGCCATTTGCAGAATAACTTGTTATAACTGCGCTTCCATCTGATGCTGTGCTAATATAACTTGAACTAGCAAAACTATTTAACCCTCCTGTTGGATTTGTTATAGTTCCATCTTGCGCTATTGCTCCACCACTTAAAGCAGCTATTCCACAAGTAAAAGCAGTGCCTACAACTGTTATTGATACTGCAAAATTTTGTGTAACACTACAAGTTGTTGGATATGATGCATCTCTACCCTCTACGCTTATGTTAAAACTTCCTCCAATATTTTGGCTTGTTAAACCTAACGTTGAAGAACTTAAAGTTGTTTGAACAAAAGTTGGATAATTATTTGTAACTATATACTCGGTTGCGTTATTAAAAAAACTAGCTAAATTTATAGACGTAGATGCACCTCCTGAATTTAATGCTTGTGTTGATATTGTTCCATTTAAAGTTACTCCACCTGAACAAGTTGCTGATCCTCCACTAGTAACGTAAGCAGGTTGAGTAAAAGTAACATCGCAAGTAATATTTCCTGTTGCACTATTTGTATATCCTGTTGTTGGAATAGCTATTGTTAAAGTAACTGTTCTTGCTGTTGCTGTCGCTACTGTTGCAAATTTATTATTAGCAAAATCCCCTGCTGCAGATGTATAGCTTAAAATTGTTCCATAATCTAAATCAGGTAGCGTTATAATACCTTGATCATTAATTGCAAAGTTCCTAGCAGTTGATCCACCTTTAGCAGTAGTACAATCAAAAGTTGGTACTGATTGAGTAGGTTCAGTTAAGTTTAAATAAAACGGACTTCTTGCGTTTAGTTTTGTACTCATTTTTTATCTATTTTATTTTCTATATCAATTAAAAATTTATTTACAATATCTCCTGCTAATGATTTATAATATTTTTCAAAAGGTTTTGTAAAAAATAAACTTGCTTTTATCCCTTTGCTATAAATACTTCTTGCTATTAAAAATTGTATTGATTTTCTAAACCCTACCGTATCTATTTTTCTACCTGTAAATTTTCCTTTATTTCTTGGTGCTATTCCTTTTCTTACTATCCATTTATCTAATTTATTAGGTGGTGGCATATGGTTTGTGTATGCGTAGAATTTCCCTTGTTGATTTTTAATTGCACCTGATTTATCTTTAATTGCCCCTTTAACTCCTTTGTCAATAAAATCCGCATAATCTGTTCCAAAAAATTCTAATAAAAATCCTTTTTCAGTAGGAGTTAATTTAGAACTAATTGATTTATCTAAAGAGCCACCTCCTTTTTTTGATTTTTGTAAATTCTTTCTTGCTTCTGCTTTTACATTTTCAGCAAATTTATATATCGTATCTATCACTTGGTTTAATTTCATTAGTCGCAAATTGAAATATCATTGTTTGTAATTATATCAAAAGTAACTGCCCATCCTGCTATGTCATTTTCAAATCTATCTGTAAAAGGTTCTGTACTTGGTTCTCCTAAAACTTGATACATACTTGTAAATAAATCTCCTCTTTTTAATTCTTGTATTAATCTATTTTGTACTTCTAATTGAGTGTTTAAAACATCGTGTTCATTATTATTACCCCTAAATATATCTGTTGTTTCTTCTTTAGATACATCAACAATATCCATTGATAAAACTGTTAAATTAAAATTTATTGTATTATTTGGAAAGCTAACATTGTTTACCATTATATGACTTAAAGGAAATATCGTTTGTTTAGATAAATCAATATCTGTAATATTTCCAAACGTAACTGTATTGCAATTTACATCGGCTAGTAATTGCGTTTTAATTTGCTCCGTTATCTGATAAAATGCTCTAGTTCCTTGTTGGCTCATAAAAATTCTTTGTAAATCCTTTCGATTTGGTTATATACTTTGTCTGTATAGTCTTTATTTTGCTTAAATACCCTATTATATATTTTTGTAATTATCTCCTTGTTATCGTCCTTTAAATCGTTTTTATCAATTAGATTGTCTTTTAATAAATCAAATTCGCTTTCTGTTAAACAGTTTGGATTGTAGTAAGGAAATAAATTATATAACACTGGTTGTAGGTCGCATTTACAATTTTCAGTAATACAAAACTTATTATTTACTATTTTTTTCTTTTTAGACTTTTTCATATTTTATTCTTTTTAATTTGACTAATTTCTATATCGTTTTTCTCTTTCATAAACGCTAACATTGTTAAACATTCAAACGCTTTGAGTTTGGTGATATTCTCAAATCTTTCAATATTTCCTCCAGAGAGTGCAAAGATTGACTGATACCATCCCCATTTTTTTCCAAAGTTACCAATTGTTCCGATGTTAGGTTGTTCCCTAACTCCCTCTTCAAATAATTCAGGGTATGACTTAACAACTCGTTGTTTAAATTGTAAAAAAAAATCATTGCCCCAATACAAACTGATAAAGGACTTTTTTTCATTTCATCGCTATATTTAGAGCCTTTGTATTGTTCTATTAAATACCTATCCCCTTTTTTCATAGTAACGGGTCTATATAAAACTGACATCGCTTTGTTCATTGTTTGCCATTTTCCTAAATAATTATCAAGGTCAATATATTCTCCTAATGTTATATCGTCTAAATTTGGTATAAAACCAAACTCTTTTTTATTTAATTTAAAAACTGTTTGCAAATCAGGTTGGCTGTTTAATATATTATTTATATGACTTACTGTTTCAGTTAAATCTTTATATTTCATTCCAAGTGTAAGATCAAACTCTACATCGCAAAATATTTCTATCATTTTTTGCATTAAAAAAACACTATTTTGATTTTCTTTAGTGTTTAATTTTTCAAATTTTTGATACTGTTCTAATGTAATATCCTCTAAACTATCAGGAATTAATAAATGTAATTTCATATCTATATAACGATTTTAAAAATGAGTTTATAAAAAAAGGGTAGCAATAAAGCCACCCTCAAATCTAACCAAAATAAACCAAATAAAAAAGTTATCCTTTTTCGTATGTCATAGTAATGTAATTTTCTTCTTCACATTCTTTACAACAATATTTATCTTCTGAATACTCTCCACAATTTTGACAAGAATATTCTTCTTTATGCTCTTGTATAGTTTCGTAAATTTCTTCAAAATGTACATAAGTTAAAAAATGATTAATAATTGAGTTTGTGTTATTACTATCAGTCATTAATCCATCTTTAGCGTGATGATATAAATCTACTCCCTCATAATCATACCAAAGTTCTTCTTCGTTAAAATAATGAAATTTGATAAACCAAGTTTGGTAATTTTTGTATCCGTTGTATGTTAAAGCCATATAAAAAATTTATAGATTAATCTTAAAGATATAAAAAATCCAATAGTATATATTATTACTTTTAAAAATTCTGCACCTAGAATAACTAGATTTTCTCTGTTTTCTTTTTCTGATAATTCTCTTAATTTAATTCTCATATTTTTTGTTTTCGTTAATACTAATTTTTGTAACCCCATTTTTATTAACGTGGTTTAATACTATTCCTGTTTGTAATTTTTTAATTTTTTTCATTTTATTTGTTTTTAAATTAATTCTTTGTGATATTCTTCTTGGCATATTAATTCTTCGCCTATTATGTAGGTAATCATATTTACTAACTTTTCAGCATTATCATAAGTTTGTGTTTCTCCAAAATTATCTTTTTCATATTCTTGGACAAATTGTATTCCCTCAAATACTGATACGTTATGTTTTTCTAACCATCTTTCAGCGTGCCACCTTCCTATTATATAATATTCTTCGTTAAATAATTGGTGGTGTAAATCTTGGTCATTAACAATATCGTCAACCTTATAATAACTTATATGGTCTTCAATATGTAATTTTAATTCTTCTTTTATACTTTGTCTGTCCATTTTGTTTGTTTTTAAAAAGTTATTAAATCAATAGCCATTTCTCCTGTGGATTTATTATTACGAGTAATTTCATAATTAGGATCTAAACCATTTATTTTTATATAATTTATTAATTCATCGATAGAATTAAAAGTTTCGGTAAAATAATCGTTTTTAAGTGAATACATAATTTTTGTTTTATTTGTTATTTATAGTATAAATATATTAATAATTTTTAATAACTCCAAATTATTTTCTAATTATTTTCTAAAAATTTTCCAAGTATTTTCTATCTAATTGCGTATTTACCAAAGTTTGGTTTAGATAATATACTATAAGTTCCGTAACGTAAACTGTCAATTAAATGATTATGATCATCAATAGGAATGTTTAACATTTTACCATTTTTATCTTCTTTCCATTTGTAGTTTCTAAATTCCTGTATAGCATTATCACTGTCTTTTGTAATATGTAATTTATATCTTTTCAAAAGGTCTATTCCTGCATTAACAGAATCCCTCCCTTTTATACTTGGTCTTATATTCCAACCCATTCTTCTTAATTCATCAATCAATCTTACTTCGGCTGAATCAGCAAATATCATTTCTCTTTGGATATTTAAAGAAAGCAGAAATTTATTTATATCATTTGTTGTCATCATAGTTCTATAAAGATATTCTTTAACATATAAATTAAACTCATCAACCCAAACACCAATCAAAGCAGTTGGATCGTTAGTATATCCAAAGTCCATTCCATAACTTAAAAACTTCGCTTGTTCAGGTATCTGATTTATTTCTATATATCTAAATATTGTAGCTTTTGTAATTCCTTTTATTCCTAATCCATAAATTTGCCAATACTGTTCATCGGTGTCTTTAAGTCTTTCAATTTCTTGAATTATATTCTTATCTAAAAAAGGATTGTTTAAATAATTAGTTTGATAAAAGTCTGCATCTTCTCTAGGAATAACTTTAT